AAGCTGACCCGAATAGAGCAAGCTAATAAGTTCTCTGTAGGCTTTAGCCCAGCCAATTTTAGAATCGGCGACGTGTATAACGGTATCGGTGTCATGAAATTCCTCCGCTACTTCAGGTAGCTTTGATACGTACTGACGCTCAACGCTGAAGCCTACGCCTGTACCGCACATCAGGACGTACATCATTTCGTCAAACGCTTTAGGATGGTCGATAGGTAGGTAGCTACAGTTAAAGCCAGCTACGTTGTCACGATCTAAAGCTTCTCCTGCAGTCATAAGCGCCCTCATAGAAGGCATGACATCTAAGTTGTGGATGTCAGAAAAAATACCGTTGGCCTCTTCTAATGTTAGTCTACCTTTATCAATCCAGAAGTTTAGGTATCTGTCGATTGTCTCTTCCCAAGTCTCCCGTCGCTGTTCCTCTGGCAGGTAACGTGCATAGCGGGACTTGTGTATGTATTGTTGATATGCATCCATTAAACTAGTTCCTTAATTAATCTGTCAATATACCAGCGACACTTACGTAAATCTTCTACTGGTTTACCTTTGTAGTCGTACCGCCACAGATATTTCAACGCATTACCTTTTAGATAGCCATTAAACTCATTAGCAGGCATAGATGCTTTGATAGCTTCAATAGCTTCGATAGCACCTTTGTTGTAGTGGTCAGGTTGTTCTACTGGGTCTGGTTTTTTTCTGATTGATAGGTTGTTAAGCGCTCTTACTGTATCCCACTCTTCGGGACTTGCGTCATCAATACTCATTCCATCTCCTTAAACTTGTAAACTTTTTCTAGAACACGATCTGCGAAGCGCTCTACTAAGTCTTCTGCCGTGATCTCTAATGCTTCCATGATTGTTACCTCATCGTAGTGTTCGGCAACGTGTTCTAACAACTCGTCGAACGTCATCCATACTTTCTCCTGAGGTAGTTTATGCTGATGGGTAGTTCATCAAAGGATCCGTTGTCTACTTCATTCAACATCCAGATACCTGACCAGCTACCGTTAGTCTGAGGGTTTAGATAATCTTCAGAATGAGTATAAAAAATGCCAGCAAACAAACCAGTAATACTACTTCCATCTGCTTTTCTTGCATAAGCTATATCCCTATCCTGAACATGTCCCATGATACATGACATAAACTTTTTCTGCAACATGAGCTTTGCAGTAGTAACAGGACGACCCATCACACCGCTGGTAAAGTAATGGCAGTACGCTATACCGTCGATGATGATGGGTTGTAAAAACGGTACTACCTCCCAGCTATCTAGATAGAAGTCGTTGTATGACATCAGTCCATCTAGCTTGGAGTCTGATTCGATAGCCCGTTCTATTCTGTACTCGTGGTTGCCTAGAAGAAACACCATGCGAGGCTTCCACAGTCTACGCTTACCTTTACGTAGGCGTTTACGTTCTGCCTCAATGGGTTCTAGAAACCTAGCCATTGCCTCGTTACCAGCTTCAATGTCATTGACATAGCGTCTACCCTCGAACGACTTCTTCCCAACGTCATAGCTACTGAGACTTGGCATGTCCCAGTGATCCCCCAGATGAATGATAACGTCAGGTTTAGTTGCTGCGGCGTAGCGCCCTGCCCAATACAGATGATCGAAGTTACTGTCAGGTTTTACTTGTGTATCAGGTATTACTAAGTGCCTAGTCATAGCCACTCCTTTGGTAGAGTACTTGGTGTATACCAATCGAATCCGTTCTTCTCTGCCCAGTCTTTCATACGGTAACGACTACCGTCCTTCCGTCGTCTCGAACCCGGCATCGGTGTGTTAGGATTCTGAAATACAAACACAAGATCTTCATATTTACCTAGCGCCTTACGTACCTCTACGTATTTACGCGCCTCCTCTCTAGTTCTGAATCTACCTTTAACCTCTATGTACGTCATCCATCCGTTACTGTTGTAACAGAAGTCAGGCTCGTACATCTTAGGTATGATGTAGCTAATCTTCTGTGCAGGATGATAAGTACAACTCTTCATCTCTGCGTATAACTTCTTTTCTAGGTTACTGTCAAACTTCATCAGGTATCCTATACTTGTCATCAGAAGATCTGAGAAGGTATAGAAGCTGAAGGCTTTCATAGAGTCTATCAGCACTGAGTTCATTGTCTTCGTATAACTTAAGACACCGCTCATATAGCTCCCTCTCTGTTGCCCAGTCAGCTAGTGCCTTCTCTGCTTTCTTCGGACCTATACCGTGTACCCCTGCGATGTTGTCTACCCTGTCACCCATCAAGGCTTGACGGTACAGCCACTCTGTTGCAGAGCGTTCGTCAACTTCCTTCATGATCTTCTTGGTGTAGTCATATATCTTAGTAGGTATCTGCAAAAAGTCTTTGTCAAGAGAACAGATAATAGACTTGTGTTCTAACTCAGTAGACTTGATAGCTATACAGTCATCAGCCTCCATGTTGTCAGAGAGTTCCGCTTTCCATGCATCGAGCATGTACTCACGGAGTAAGTCTTTATGCACTGGCTTACGTGATGGACGGCTACCTTTGTAAGGCTGAGAAACAGCAACCTCGTTTCTGAAGTTGCTGCTGCCAGTAAGGTACAGCTTGTAATCGTTGTAATGCTCAGACAGATCAGAGACTATCTCAGAGATATAGTTAGCCATAGTTTGGATTGCTATCTTCTCTGGTTCCTCGTCACAGGCAAAGCCTACACGATAGACAAGCATGTCACCGTCGATAAGTATCACACGGCTTCCTCAAGATTCATCTCAGGTTCGTACTCCACGACGTTAGAGATAACCATGCGACGTAGGGTAGGTGAACGACCCTTCTTCTTCATGTACTCCCAGTCGTAGAAACCAACAAGACACTTGGCTTCCGAACCGTTAGCAACGACAACACCCATGTCAGGATCATCCTCGTCATCAAGAGGTGTACGTCCTCTGATTAACAACTCCTCACCGTCAGGCTTAAACGCACGGTACTTGTTGTTTGACTTACAGGTGATGTAGTAACCACGCTCGTCACCTTTGTTGTTTACCTTCAGCCCCATGTCTTCGAGTGCTGTTACTGCCTCGTCTGACAAGAGAGCTAGATCAACCGTGTACTTGTTAGCAAGCTGGTTCTTCATGGTTAGGTTAGGCCAGTACAGTTGGCACTTAAGGTTTACGTTTGCTTCACTCATAATTAACTCCAGTTAATTTAACAGCTAATATTATACCACACATTTACAGATTGTGCTAGTGCGTTTCGGCCCAATTAATACCGATACGATACTCGCCATCCAGTGGGCAGTTAAGGTTGAAGGTTTCGCCAGCCTGAATGATTGCCTGTACAGCGGACTTGCCTACGTACTCAGCATCATCAGGATGACACTCTATTTGCCACTCATCGTGGACTTGTGCTACCAGCTTGAAGTCAACATGCTCTAGTAATTCATACAGGTGTATTACTGCCTGTTTCATTACAACTGCACCTGCTCCCTGCAGTAGTGTGTTCAATGCAGCATGAGCAGAACGAACACGTAACCGTCTACCATCCAGTCCGTCAAGGAACCCAGACCCTGCTTGCATTGCTATGTCTTCTCGTAGTTCAGCCAACGCAGGAGTGTTCTCAAGGAACTTATCTCTAAGTTCACCCCCTTGTCTTGCATTACCACCTACAACAGATCCTATCTTGGCATTACCAGCACCGTACAGGAAGGCATAGATAAATGTCTTAGCCTGCGCTCGTGTCTGTAACCCAGCCGCGTGTTGGTTAGCCGTGTGTATATCGCCCTCTAGGATTTCTTTCGTATACGCTTCATCATCCATGTAATGGGCGAGCATACGTAGTTCAAGACCAGATGCATCAGCACCCACGAGAACACGGTCAGGAGGAACAATAAAAAGGCTACGACACTCAGTACCATAATCTGCATACACTGCAGGAACTTGCGCAAGATTAGGATTAGAATGAGCCATACGCCCCGTGACTGCTCCGATGTGTTTAACTCTGCCATGTATACGTCCTCCGTTTTCTGCCTTGATCCACGACAGCACCTGAGAGTGTCGCTTTTGTAGCGTCAGATATTCCAAAACCATCTTTGCCTCAGGCACGTGTAGGTTTTTCTTCAGAGTAGACTCATCCACCTTGTCCTTGCCTGATGGTGTCTTCTCTTTCCATACAGCGCCTCTCTGCGTCAGTCTCTCAGCTATTTGCTGACGTGACCCTACGTTGAAGTGTTGGTACTTCAGCGGTAAAGGTTTGCCTGTTGTCTTGTGATACCTCTGCTCCTCTGCGATGGGAGGAAATACATTCTGCAATGCTGCTTCGATTCCCAACATCTTAGTCTCAAGCTGACGTTCTAGTTGCTTTGCACCAGTAAGATTGAAAGAAAACCCATTCTCTTCCTGCTCTCTGCATATGTGTGCAACAGCATGTTCAAGGTACACACTGCTATCAGTGAAGTGATACATCTGTAGTTGCATACACAGTGTTTCATACAACCTCTCTGTCACCGATACATCGCGCATACAGTACTGGATCATCGCCTCAGACAACTGACTCCAGTCATCGTGGTCGCCCTTGGGGAAACGTAACTTCTCACCCCATGTAGCTAGACTGTGACCACCCTGTACGTCTGGATGAAACAGTCTCGACATCACCAGCGTATCCAGTACACGATCAGGATGTACCCGTATGTCCCATAGCTTTTCCAGCACAGGTCCGTCAAAGCCTATGTAGTTGTGGCCGCATACGTGACCACCCCTAGCTAGTTCTTCGAACAGGGATTCCCTACAGGTATGGAGACAGTGATCCTCGTTTGGTCTCTTTGTCACCACGCAGTGTATTACCGATGGCTGGAGACCATCCGTTTCTATATCCAAGAACACTATATTCGTAGTAGGCAAGGTCCAGCTCTTCTCGCTCTGTGAGTTCTCTACCATTGGTCTTCATCTCCAAGTTCTGTTCCTGAGTAACTATCCAGTTCCCCATCTTCGACATCGTATGATTCCTCCATGTCTGATAAATGTGCATAGTTTAAGTTGCCTTCAATGGTAACATCATCTTCGATTAAAAATCTACTGCAGTTACCACACAAGTCAACGAACTCCCCCGACCCAGTGAATCTACGTGTTAGTTCGTAGTCATTGAGTATCTTATCACAAGCAACGCATCTCACTCCATTATCTCCGTCAATCGACCTGAGTCCTTATTATACAGCAGCGAGCAGGATGGTCCAGTCATGCCGCTGAACCTGTTCTTCAGCACACGCACGTTGGTAGTGTTACGTACCATCTTGTCCTCTGCCTGAGCATTACGTTCCAGACCAAGGACAATGTCAGACAACTGAGCAATAGACGCACTGCCCCGTAGCTGTCCAAGGCTGGTGACTGCTCCATCCTCATGTCCTTTTCCTTCTGGTCTACGTAGGTGACTAACAACAAACATACATATCTCCATCTCCTGACAGAACATACGTAGCTTGGTCATGATCTCATCGATAGCCTTACGCTCATCACCGTTAGCCTGATCCGACACCAGTATCGATATGTGATCGAGGATGATGTATCTAACACCTAACACCTTGACTTGATAGCGGAACCTAGCCAGCACATTCTCGATCTGATTGGAGCCAAATGAATCCCACAATACAACACGGTCATCTAGATCTAACGTATTGAATACGTACTCTACCTCATCAGGGGAGTAATCACATCCGGGTAGGTGTATTGGTTTGTTGATCTGTAGACCCACCAGTCCACGAGCAGTACGGTCAGGTGTCTCTTCAAGAAAGGCTAGACCTATCCTCTCGTTGGTCTGCGATGCAATGGAGAAGACTAGCTCACGCATGAACGTAGACTTACCCAGCCCAGATCCAGAACAGATAGTAACTAGCTCAGTCGGTCTGATGCCAAAGGTCATATCATCCAGTCCCTTGTAGGGATAGCGTACCTCTGCCTCCATCAGTGGCTTCTTCATTGCCTCACGGAGTGACCCTATCATCACCATGCCGTCAGGTGTGTACACCTTCGCAGCCCACCAGCGTTTGACAAAGTCATCCTTGTCTGCATTCATCAGGTAGTCGGAGGCATCCTTGTGTTCACCGTGTTGATAGATCTTCGCCTTACCACCAAACAGATCTGCACACTCATGTGCCGCCTTCTTCCCATGCTCATCATTGTCATAGCAGAAGATGATGTTGTCGAATAGATCGAGGAACTCATACGCCCTACGACAATCCGCCGCCGCACCCTGCGCCCCATTACGAATAGAGACTACGGGGTACTTGTCACCAAACATTTGGTATGCAGAGAGCGCATCTATCTCACCCTCCACCACGGTTATGTATTGACCACCCGAAGGAAAGAGATGCTGACCGAATAGACCTGCACGTTTCCAGTCCCCTTCGATACTGAACTTCTTGTCAGGTGTCCGCTTCTTTACTGCAGTCAACTCCCCATCTGGGGTGTAGTATCCGAAGTGTACCTCGTCACCACACAAGGTAGTGGAGTACCTCTCCATTGTACGTGCATCGAGACCCCTGTCCTGTAAGCTCCTAGAATGCCCTCTAAGCTCGACTGTTTTAACCCTAGGGTTAGGTACCCTGTAGTCGTTAATGTCGCTCACAGAGCCTCCTACGCCGTCTGGTGAGGGGGTGAACGTAGCACATGCGAAACAATAGCTCGACCCATCTTCGTTGTAGGACAACGCATCACTAGATCCACAATCATTACACTTCTGATGTAACTCCACGAATGCCATCAATGCACCTCCTGACTAGTACCGAAACGAGAAAGGTAACGAGACTCCAGCTGCTTATCATCCATCGCTTCAAACTCCATCGCAAAAAGATTAAACAACATGTTCATTGCCTCCATGTAGTTGATGTTGTACATATGATCTTCAGTTAACTCTTCAATCATACGAGTACGTTCTGCTTGTTCCATGTTACCTCCTATTTAAATAGTAATATGTATTAGTAATACTTAATACTAATGCATAGTACTTACTGTATAGACTATATAGATTAGTATACCACACTACGCTTTCTTTTGCCAATGGATTTATCGGCACTATTACCTCTTGATTTACTGCGCGGTTTGTGCGTCTTAACATATCGGCGTGTATTCCTTGCCATACCTTATCTCCTCCTCGTCATTAATATGTTCCAAAAAAGCACGTAGTTTGCCTGAACGTTTGAGCTTTGTCAACGCTTGGTACTCAATGATACGTACCATCTGACGGCTGATACCTAGCTCGTCCGCAATCTCTTGATGTGTCATGTGGTACGTAAGATAGTTACTCCTCTTTCCCACCGTCTCTCTCCTCCTTGTACTTGGAGATATCATCCTCGTGATACTCCTCTGCATAGTCCCAGATACAACGATCACCTTCCCAATAGTCTTGGTAATCGTCATGCCATACTTCCCATTGTTCACGTCCCATAATAAATCTCCTATTACCCGAACCTAATTACTTAACATGCTCAACAATAACCTGCGTGGTGTCACGCTTGTAGCATAGTAAACAATCCATACACTTCTGTCCAGTGCAGTTAGCTTCACCATCGTACGACTCCGACACGTTGTTAAATACACGGTCGAACCCACGAGGTGGAGATGACAGCACCTTATCAATCGTCGGATTACTATAAACAAGAATCATATTATCAGGTACATGATGCAGATTCTTACGCACGATACCCACACGTTTAGTCCACAAGGCAAAGGTAGAATGTGGGTTGTCTTCAGCTATCGCACATAAATTACGGAAGTGCTGCTCGTTTATCAACTCTCCGTGGCCGTGGAACCGCACAAATGCACCGGAGGTACGAGGCAGAATGAACTCAGCATCACTCGCAAGTACATCACTATTTCTCTGGAACGCTGGTTGACAGTTCTTCCTATAACTAGAAAGCATACTCATGCTGTAGCACTTTCCGCATATCTTATCGGCATCGGGTCTACTGGACTCCTGAATACAAAACGGGTTCGTAGCTGTATTGGTATTGATTGCTTGTATACCGTCCAGCTTACCCGTCATCTTACTTACGCTTACGGTTGGGATCATAGATCACCTCCTCTCTGATTACACGACACACCTCGCCGCTGTTGTTGTAACTATCGCAGAAGTACTTTGCGTTGTCAAACGTACTGTACCAATCAGACCCATCAGGGCTACGATCTACCCAGTCATACACATCATCTTTCCACTTCTGCACATTGAACCACGTATCAATAGCCATACATTACACCTCCACATCATAGACCGTAATGGTCTCTTCATCTTCATCACGGTACACCTGCACATCATCCTCGTTCCAGTCAATAGTACAATCCAACTCGTTGATAGCGAAGTCCATTGCAGCTTGCTCCGCATCATCTTCATCACGAGCCTTGACACTGACACGACGACTGACAGTGATAGTCACCTCATACACGTACACATGCTCCTTCATCTTGTCATGGATCTCATCCAACTTACGCACTGCTTCGTCGAGTAATACTTCTAACTCCTCGAACTCAGTGTTAATCGGACTGTTGATTACATCGTACTCAATAGCACCACGTATCGTATTGATGCGCCGACGATGCTCCACTACTTCTTCCCTACTTGTTAAGAGATTTGTACTCATAATCCTTCAACTCCTCGTATGTTAAGTTACACTGCTGTTCAAATATATCTTTCATCTCTGAAAGAAATCGTTCGCATTCCTCCACTGCCACAATATCAATAAGACCTATCATGTCATCGAACTGTGTAAATGGAGCGGCTTCGTTTAACTCCCTGTAAGCCCTCATAGATTTAACCTTCAACTTCAGTATGTTACTAGTCATGGCTAGTCATCTCCTCTAATTGATTGTAAATACTATCAGCATACTCATTGGATGAGTAGTCACTGATCACCTCAATTGGATAACTATCAAAGTTATCATCCTCCACGTTGCCATACACAAACATGAACCACGCTACATACTTGTGTTCTTTACGGCTCCACACAGTAACGTCATCGTAGTCACACTCACCCATGTTGTCTAGCACAGTGGAATGCTCACGTGAACGCTCAACATCTGGGCCTTCACCCTCACCACAGACAGTAATACTTTTGTCCGGGTCACGTAGGACTACGTCAACAAAGCATTCTGCCACCTGCCTTTCTTTCACATTCATAGTTACTCCTCCCATTCATCACAACACTTCTTACACATATACAGACTGCACCTGCCCTGTATACCTAAGTCCAAGCGAGCGGCAATAAGTATCTCTCTCGTCCACGTATCCTCATCTGGAAAGAGATCCTGCACCAGTCGCTTACTATTAATGTACCAGTTCCATGCATCACCGTCAACGATGCGCGTATGCACATCACCACATGACATACACCTAGCTGATACCTTCTTCTTGTTAAACAGATCCACCACTTCACCCATCACTGCTCTCCTCTACATTTATTACAAATGTTTTTCTTACTAACTGTGTCATACAACAACCAATCAAACACCACCTTGGTTGTACACACATCACACCGCTGGAACCACTCACTGTTCTGACTCCAGAACCCAAGGTAAGTGGAACGATAAGGATTTTTGAATCTTCCCATACATCC